ATATCGTTGGATATTACAGTACGCTCAGGCCGCATGAATATAACGGTGGGTTACCCCCAAACGAATCGGAAAAACGATACTGGAAAAACTCTAACGCGGTGGCCAGTTTTTGTTGACCACTTCACTGTAGAGGATAAACACTAGTATACTCGGTGAACAATAATTTATAACGACCAACCATAGCTCGGAGTACCGTACCTTTGTGGCTCATTCATCCACCGCCTTATAATGGATAAGATGCCGGTTCTCGCCGTAAAGCCGCTACGTTAAAACCTGCATCCCCTCCTAATTAGTTACTGAAGCGAAGGTTCACCAAGCCACGGGATCAAGATACAGAAGGAGCCCTCAAGAAGGCTCCTCTCGAATTACTCAGCTTTAAATCCAGGTTTACCGTTAGCAGCTCGCCATGCTTTAACTGTCTTAACAATCCCTTCAGGACTGTCATCTTGACCTTGTTTTGGGTAGTAGATGAGATCAGTACCATCTGGATGTTCAGCTAATTTTTTAAACAACAGCACTGCCGCTGTATGCTTATTTTCGGTGTCATAATCTGCATCGCAAATTTTCTTAACAAGAGCCAAAAACTCAGCTTCGGTATATTCAGTGATATTTGTCTTTTCCATGTTATTCACCATTCTTATGAAGATCTATATGCCTTTTAGGCGTTAAAACTCCAATATTATCAACATCGTATACATCGCCACCATCTTTAATCGGAGTGATGTGATGGAGTTCGTAACGAATTCGGCCACCAACTTGTTCTGCTTCAGGAGGGAAAGGTGAGTATCCCTTGTCAAGAGCCTTCCTATTGTTACCAGAAAATTGACCAGACAAACTTGGTTCTTTTCCAACTTCACCCCACACAGCCCGTCGAAACGCATCAAAACTCCCGAACTCACGTCCGCGCAGATTATCCGCAATCTTGCTCGGAATTGGCGCACCATTACCGATACCAGCCCCGGTAAGCCAGTTATCGCCGACCTGCTGACCACGCCCACTTGCCGTGCCTGGCATATTCCGTGGATTACGCAGCATAACATAGAGCGACTTCAGACCGGACTCAGCTGGAAAGATCAAAATAAGATCGCTGAATTCTAGGTCGTCCGCCACCGGTGTCACCGTTGTTGCAACACCCTGCGGGGCAAAATCCGGATCTCCAGTATGCACAAAGGTTTCAGGCAATGGTACCGGTCCGGTAAGTCCCAGAGGACCGTTAACACCAGGAGCATCGGACGGACTCACCAGAATAGACTGCCCGGGTAACCCAGGCATCATTGGGAGCGTAAATCCCCAGTACCCAGTATCCTCATCTAGCACTCCGCGAACTACCGGAACACTGCCGGCAACAGGTGTGCGCACAAGTTGTGTATCCAGCAAACCATCACTATGTAAAATCATTCGCCCACGGACTGGCATGGAAATGGACGTTTTCTCATCTGCAGCATGGTTAAGAACAGTACTATCCGGTAAACCCAGTGCATCTCCCGGCATTAGGGCACTGATATCTCTGCCGGGAATTATCCCCCTGTTGGCTCCCAGATACCTGGAATACAACAGCGAAGCCACGGTTACTGCTACTGGTCCAACAAGGTTTTCTGTAGCTATACCATGCAGTTCTGCAAGACCGTCAACAAGACGGGAAGACACACTGTCAGCAACATCACCTCCTAATGAAATGCATCCAGCGGAAGCCACCGCCCAGGACAACGGGGTCGATGGCACAACAGTATCAGAGGTACCTCGAACTGACTGTACATCCGCAGCTTTTAGCTTATCGGCTGCGGCCTGCCGAGCGTGACGGATTTTTTCCTGTTCGATGGTTGCACGGTCCAGTTCCGCGTTGATTGCCTCAAGGTCCGCTGGCCGGAAGCCCGCACGGTCACGGATAAATGCAGCCCTCAGCTCCTCCGTATTTGCAGCACCCACTGACTGCGACTGCGCCAGCTGGCGAGCACGCTCCAGCATCGAACGGTAGTTTGCCTGGTAGCCGGTTTCAGCCACGGTGGCTCTGTCCAGCTCAGCATTGATTGCCTCAAGGTCCGCTGGCCGGAAGCCCGCACGGTCACGGATAAATGCAGCCCTCAGCTCCTCCGTATTTGCAGCACCCACTGACTGCGACTGCGCCAGCTGGCGAGCACGCTCCAGCATCGAACGGTAGTTTGCCTGGTAGCCGGTTTCAGCCACGGTGGCTCTGTCCAGCTCAGCATTGATTGCCTCAAGGTCCGCTGGCCGGAAGCCCGCACGGTCACGGATAAATGCAGCCCTCAGCTCCTCCGTATTTGCAGCACCCACTGACTGCGACTGCGCCAGTTGACGCGCACGCTCCAGCATCGAACGGTAGTTTGCCTGGTAGCCGGTTTCAGCCACGGTGGCTCTGTCCAGCTCCGCATTGATTGCCTCAAAGTCCGCTGGCCGGAAGCCCGCACGGTCACGGATAAATGCAGCCCTCAGCTCCTCCGTATTTGCAGCACCCACTGACTGCGATTGCGCCAGCTGGCGAGCACGCTCCAGCATCGAACGGTAGTTTGCCTGGTAGCCGGTTTCAGCCACGGTGGCTCTGTCCAGCTCAGCATTGATTGCCTCAAGGTCCGCTGGCCGGAAGCCCGCACGGTCACGGATAAATGCAGCCCTCAGCTCCTCCGTATTTGCAGCACCCACTGACTGCGACTGCGCCAGTTGACGCGCACGATCTAACATAGAATAAAAGTTGGCCTGGTATTGATTTTCAGCATTTTGCCGTTGTTTGACTTGGTCCGGCCTCAAAACGTCCATTACTGAAATATAAATCGGCTTCTCACCACTGTCCGCAGGAAAACGAACCACAAGATCGCGGGTGTTGCCGCCAAAGGTAAAGTCAGACGGTTGTACCGTCCTGTCCTTATCTTCAGTGAAGCCCCGTGGCAGCGTTGTTGAGGCCGGAGCCCCACTACGTTCAGTGTTCACATTCAAGATGGGTAGTCCCGGCACGGAAACCCTGAACATTTTAGGTTGCAAGGTCGGTTTCGCATCCACCACAGGAACACTCATCGGCACTCCGGTCACCACTGCAAGATGCTGTCGCTCATCCTTTACCACGTCCGCCAAGCGTTTATTAACGCTGACCGTTGCCTGGTCCAGCGGCAGGCTACCTACTTGCGTGTCTGTCACCGTATCCGCTGGTAATGAAGTTACAATTTTCGACATCAGCAATGGGTCATCCTTCGCTATTTCGGTGGGCATAATTCCGTAAAGCGCGATTCCCCAGAGCCCAAATTTAAATGGGCCTTTCAGAGCTGAAAATGCATCCGTCAGAGCAGTTGACAACACCGCTTCCCCTGAAATCGTCAGGCTACCGACGCCTGGTGCGGCCAGTGCAGGAAAACCGAATGCCATTGCGATTCCCGAAGAGGGGCTATTACCTGATCCACCACTATGGCTGCCGTTGTTGCCCCCAGAGTGATTTCCTCCACCAAACTCCCCCGGATTATAGTTATGAATATCGCCGTTTGGCGTATGCGTTGTACCCCAGCCCGATCCACTGTTTGGATCTGTACCACTACCGGAGGAAGAACCTCCGCGGCCTGATGTGCCGTTTATACTACCTGTTTCGTGAGCGCCACTGTTGTGACCAATCCCATCACCACCACTCATATATCGTTCTCCTATGATTAATTCTTCCTGCACACAGATAACACCTGTATATATATACAGTGTAAAACTTACTCCATCCAGTTGAAGTTAAATTGATATAAATCACTATATTCATGCGCGTTCTTTTTCGATCCTTAGAAAAGAAGTTCCGGCGACCGTAAGAGAAAAACAGTGAGCGTTAAACAAAAAATCTCATTCCATTGATTTATAATCAATTAATCTATAAAAAACAGATAAAATAGATTCACAATCATAATATCAGTCAGAGAGATTTCGGTTGCGAACCGTCACAGTTACTTAGGAATGGGGCTATTGTTTGACTCCCTTACAGAGTCGTAAATTTTCTGGCACGTCATTCCGGCGCGATAGCTCTCGTCAGCTCGTCCAGCATAATATTTAGCTTCTGCTGCAAGGCTTCCGAGCATGTTGGCAAGCATTGCGGCGTTGGCGCTGGCTGTTTTGCTTCCGACGGCAGCGGCAAGATCTGCGGTGTGCTTTGCGGCGTCCAGGCGGGTGGCAAGTTTTGTTGCTTGTTGCTGCAACTGACTAACAGTGGCAGACAGACCAGCAGTAGCAGCAATAGATTTAGCGGCTTGCGCTTGTGCATCTTTTACAGCCTCATCACGGGCAATAATGCGCCCTTGTTCAATCATGCGGGCAGCGGTCTGCGCGTTCGCAGCCTGAGAAGACTCTGCACTGTCACGCTCGGACCATCTTGTTTGCCACGCACGATCGCGCCATACGTCCCCCGCGGAAAATGCACCGGCCACCAGCAGTATCAGCACCAGTGGCTTCCAGTACTTTTCCATCAGTGCAATCACGACAGGAACAGAGCACGCTCCGCCTCACGCCGACGGGTGAGTCCGTTCAGGACTTTCCCGCCCGCCTTATTCCAGCGCAGGAACTCGTCGGCGGCGCCAGCGTAATCACCAGCATTAAGTTTCTGCAGAAGGGTTGATGTCGATAGTGACCGCGCACCAAGGTTATATGTGAACGACACCAGCGCATCGAACTGCCCCTGACTTAGACCGACCTTAACCAGACGCGTTACGTCATTTTCGTAACTGACCAGACCGGTTTTCAACAGACGTTCTGCTGTATCCTGCTTGATGGTCATCCCAGCGCGGATTTGCTTACCATCGACAGGCTGAGTCCATCCATAACCGATAGTCCATACACCGACGCTGTCCTGGTAAGCCGTAAGCCGGCAGCCTTCGAACTGTTTAATCAGCGCAATGCCGTTATTACTTATTTGCATTTCCACCCCCAAAACGGTTTCCGACATACCCGGATAAAAAAGTACTGAGTTTCTTCACACCGACGAAGCCGATGAAACCACCAATACCAACGGTCAGTGCTTTCGGAACGTCGAAGTAATCCAGTGCGGAATACGTGGTCAGCGCCAGCGCGCCGCACATAAGCCCCTCAAATATCGTTTCTTTCCAGCTACTGCCGGAGTAAGCCATTCTCAGGACAGCCATCACGATTGCCATAACAACGCCGCCAATTGGGACGTCGCCGCGCCACCAGGACGCAAGAATTTCGCTAATGTCTGCCCATCCATGTGGTGTGTTAGGCATTTTCATCATCTCTCACCTCGCGCATTGTGCGGGTGCTGTGTTGGAGGATTCAGGCTGCAGGGCTTTCGTTCTACATGGCAGTGTCGAGGGTGAATCCCTGAGCCTGAAAAGGAAGCACCACCACAGCAGATGCGCCGCAGTGGATTGCTATTTCTTTGCCTGCTCTCTGATTTCGCAGACAGTCTGGTTGAATCGTTCGGTTTCCAGCTCCACACCGATACCCCGTCGACCAAGCGCGATGGCTGCCTTTATCGTTGAGCCTGACCCCATAAAGAAATCAGCAACGGTATCGCCGGGTTTACTGCTGGCGCTGATAATCTCCCGCAGCATGTCAGCCGGTTTTTCGCACGGGTGCTTTCCGGGGTAAAACTGGACCGGTTTATGTGTCCATACGTCGGTATACGGTACCGAAACGGTGACGGAGAACGGACGGCGGAGAGTTTTGAACTCCTCGATCAGCTCTGCGTATTTGCGGTTCAACGACCGGTAAGAAGCCACAAGCTGGTGATGCGGGTGATCCAGCTCATTATTGAGGTGCTTAGTAATTGCAATCCGGGTGAAGAGTTGCTGCAGCTTCGAATAATCAGATTCGCTGGGGAGCTGCCACTGGCTGGCACCGAACCAGTGAGAAACCATATTTTTCTTTCCGGTAGCGTCAGCGATTTGCTTTGACGTAACGCCCAGCGCCTCGCGAGCATTGCGGAAATAATCAATCAGCGGCGTCATGAGGTGCTGTTTGGTGCTGTCGCACTCTTTTGCGTAACCGTCGGGCTTGTATGGCCCCGGATAATGTTCAGCAAAAATAACGCGCTCAGTTGACGGGAAGTAAGCGCGCAGGCTTTCCTTGTTGCACCCTTTCCACCGACCTGATGGCTTCGCCCAGATTATGTGGTTGAGGATATTAAAGCGGTTACGCATCAGCAGCTCGATATCGGCTGCCAGGCGGTGCCCGCTGAACAGGTAAATGCTACCGTTTGGCTTTAACACCCTCCAGAACTCAGCCAGACACTTATCAAGCCAAGCCAGATAATCAGCATCACCGCGCCACTGGTTATCCCAGCCTTCTGGTTTAACCCGAAAATACGGCGGGTCAGTGCAGATAAGGTCGATGGAGTTGTCTGGCGTCTGGGAGAGAACTTGCAGGCAATCAGCGTTGAACAATTCAACACTGGATATTTTTACAGTATTTTTCATAGATCAGTAAGCGGGACTCTGTTAGGCTCACTATGCTTTTGCGCTAAAGCGGTGGGCCCTGGTTCGCTTGTGACCTTAAGCATGAGCGAATGGCTGGCCGGGTGCTACAACACCCACCAGCCGCCCATTTTCACAGCAGGAAGCCTCCATTACCGGAGGCGCTTATAACATCCAAACTGGTAGTCAGATAAACCCGCCATCACTAATTGCGTCAGTATCAACTGGCAGCGTTCGCGCGTCAGGTGTGTATTCTGCGAAATTTCCCCGACCGTAGCCGGGTCGTCGCTTAATTCATTAAAAACCGCCTTTGCCGCTTCTGCCATATCTTGCTGTTTTAACATGATTAATTACCGTTTAGTTTCTGATGACATACAGATAACTCTGGTTCGAAATGCCAGCAAGCAGAAAAGAAGTCATTCACAACCACCAGCGTATTAACTGCACTGGTGGCATTTTTAAGGCATAAAAAAACCCCGCCGAGGCGAGGTTAGATAGAACTTTGACAAAATATCAAATTAGCCTTAAATATCGCTCATTTTGTTGCATTTTGCAAGCCAGATAGGGGGAGATAGTGAAAGTTATGTCACATTTCCTGTTCACTGGGTACATCAACCTCTTCATGCCTGATGAAGATGGTGTGCAACGTCTGGTTGTCCAGTTCAGCAAATGCCGCTTTAAACTTTGCCCAGTGCGCTGCATACACCCTTAACCAGGTAGAACGGTCCACACTCATCATGCGCGCCAGCGCCGCCCCCGCGTATTCCCGGTAAGTGTCATTGTTTCTGGTAGCCGCCACCTCCTGCGCGGCCAGCCAGACCAGACCGAGCAGTTTTTTCACAACCCGCGACTGGAGCTTTCGCTCTACCTGACAGTTCTGGAATTCGTTCCAGACGTGCTGGCACATTAGCGTCTGATATTTGAAGTTCAGATCGAAACCGTAGCAGTACCGGATCCACGCCTGCTGGTATTCCTCCAGTGAATTGATAACGCGGCGCCACGGAGCGTAATGGAATTCCAGATCCTGTATCGGGGGAAATGCCCTGCGCCGGCTTCTCGTCTCCAGTACATAAACCGGTGTGGTGAGAGCTTTTGCAAACGACCGGCCACAACCTTCCCCACCCTCAAGTTCAATAACGTTCTGATTGCGCCGCGGTGACTTATTCTTGTCTGCTGGTGGGTGCTCGCTAAACGCCTGCAACTGCCCTTTTGTCCCTCCTGACAGATCCAGCAGGGCATGACGGACTTCAACACGGGTGTATTCAATGGCTTGTAAGTTCATTCAGATTAGCGCTCCATACACTTACGCTTTAACTATTACGCCGATCGCCAGCGCCCGATCCAGAAAACGGAACAGCAGGGTAAGCTGCGAACCATGTTTCCGTTCGAACTCAGCGACACTTCTATGCAACTCGTCGTGGCACTCTCTGCACAGAGGGAACACGAAGAGATCGTGGGCTTTTGTTGCTGTACCGCCCATACCATGCCCGATGATATGGTGCGGATCGTCTGCTGGTCGGCGGCAACATTCACAGGGCTGCGCCTTTACCCAACGGGTGTATTCTTCACAGGTCCAGCGTCGGCGCTTTGGTCGCAGCATGAAGGATTCAGGCGATTCCGGATCCGCACGCAGCGCCAGCACCTTCGGCTGGTGTTCCTGCGCCTCCTGCTGCTGCTCACAGCTCCTGCTCAGCTGCGTCACCGCTACGCGGTCAGTTCGCTGCTTCATCACGGATACGGCTGGAACAGAAGGCACAATGTCACTTTCCTTGTAGACGGAAAGAAACTTCTCACCAGGCAGCAGCAGCGCCTTTTCCGCCATGCTCTCGGTAATAGCGTCAGCGACCCCGGAATAGACCGCCCACCAGCATAATTCCGCCAGTGACAGCTCACGTTCACGATTGAAGCGCAGGCGCATCAGGACGGTATCTATTATCCAGTCAACAACATTGGCGCGGGCCATATCCGACAGCTGGGCGGTGGTCTGCTGGCGCAGCTGGTTTTCGCAGTGCCAGCACAGCATCATCGCCCCGGGCGGGTGTCGCATGGTCACCAGCTCCATATGGTGATAATCAGAATATGGGTACTGGCATTCTTTCACGTTCCGTTCCAGCCATGCCTCAAGGGCGGGGATACCGCCAGCGGCATTGATAACTCTCTCATCGGTGAAAAACTTATCCAGCGTCCTGTCACTGGCCAGCGGCTGGCGTGCATCAGGTACACGGCCCGACGGCAGTCGCGACATACTTTCCGGCACTTCTTCAACCAGGACACGCCCACCAGAAAATAACCGCATCAGCTCCTTGCCGGGCTTGAGCAGTACCACGCCGAGGCGTGGCACAACTTCAGGGGTAAATAAGGCTCTCATGCCACTACCTGCATGCTGTTAACCATATCGTTGCCCGCAGCAATAATCTCGCTGGTGGGTGTACCGGCCGCAATTTTTGTCATGTCTCCAAGGTTGGCTACTTCCGGCCAGTGATTGGCGAGTACTGCAGACGGGAAAGGTTCTATTTCAGAGAACCAGGCAGGTTTCCAGCCAAGAGATCCCCAGGCAACACTGGCGGCTTCAATACCGCTACAAACAGATCCGTATCTCATACTGTCTTTTCCCCCTGCTTCTGGGTACTACCAGCCCAGACATAGACCCAACTCTTCCAGAGATACTGCTCATCAATGCCGATATCAGACCGCAGACGCATCATGTTTGCCTGTACCCAGGCATCATTCTCCAAGCGGTTTCCCGGTGCTGCATCCTCTCCCGCCATGTAGCGCACATAGGCCGCTTTACGGTGCTCAACGTCAACGGGAACATCAGAAAGCTCGTGGTCGCTTACGCCTGACAGATCACCGCGGGTCTTTTGCTGCGTACGCTTGTTCTCTCCCCACGTCTCCCTTGGCGGTTTGCCACTTGCCCCCCAGCGGGCTGCAACCTGCAAATAACCAGGGAAGTTACCGGGGATAAACAGCGTTTTCGGGCGCATGTACTGGTAATCCTTGGTATCACGCCACTGCTCATGCTTGTAATCCACAACCAGCATGAGTTCTTCAGGGGTGAATTCTTCGCGTAAGCGAGCCCGGATGTTATCCAGTGACGACGAACAGACCTGAAACCGTGATCCGGTAGTCTGGTTCAGATGGGTCAAAACTAATTTGGCGTGATCGGTGATAACCACTTCCGGGTCTGGTTCCGCCGGAACCGGACAAGGGGGTTTAGATTTACCTGATGGATCTTGTTTTGAATTTACTGACGGATCGTGTCCAGTTTTCGGACCCTGAGAACCCTGATTTTCAACGGGTTCCGTACGTTCAGAATCTGAACCTTCAACTTTTGAACGTTCAGCTTTTGGACGTTCAGAATCTGGACTATGGTAAAAGGCCCCGGCCGCAGCCTGTCGAAGACGTTCAACATTCAGGGTGTAAAGATTACTGGTGTTGCGTTGCCCCTGACGGCGTTCTTTTTTAGTCAGCCAGCCACCCTTCTCCAGCTCTCCGAGAAGAGTAATCACAGTGCTACGCCCTGCACCCAACTGACGGGCAATGGTTGCCACGCTCGGATAGGCAATCCCCTCATCACTGGCGAAATCGGCTAGGCGAAGCATGATCAACAGCTTATTACCTTTGATACCAGCTGCTGCACAGCCATCCCAGACGTAGGCGGATAATTTAACGCTCACTTGTCCATCCTCTTAAATCTGGCGCGGAACACAATCAGCGGTGCCACACATTCCCACTCGTAGTTCGGTCTGCGGTATATAACGCGCTGGCCAATCTGGTCATAGCCGATAACGTTGACGACAATGCCATGCTGATCCCGGTAGTAACGGTCCATGGACTGAATAACTTCATCCATATCAGCCTCCCATCAGTTCAGAGGCATAACGCTCGGCAATCCACTGAACGCCGCGAGGTGTTACACGAGTCTGGGTGTATGCATGACCAAAGTCAGACGTTCCGGTTTTGACTGTGAACAGGCGTTCACGCTGGCGCAACGCATGAGGTAGCAGATTGCCAGATTGACGGAACAGAACCCGGTCCCGCACCAGTGCGTCGATCATTGCTTTCTCAGGCATGTTCAGGATTTTCGCCGTCTCGCGCAGACTTTTGGCACCGCCGGCTTCTACGTAGTGGTTAACAAACGCCACCTTTGGCGCGTCCTGCTGCACCTTGTAGGACAGCTGCGCATTCTGCTCTGCCATATCGGCGGCCAGACGGAGCGCTTCGGGGAGGGTTTGAGGAATTAGCGCCTTGTTCTCCAGCTCCTGCCAGCGATCCACAACCGCCGCGGTAAATTCAGGAGACAGACGGGCAACCAATACCAGAGAGTCGCGTTTATTAAATCGATATTCCTGGTACACGTTGCCGTTATGCTCAAAATCGAACTGCGCCAACGGCGCGGTTAAAATACCCGCAGCATTCAGGCGCTCAGCAGAACGCTTTACATCACCATGCTTGCTCTTAACCAGAGCAGCGATCTCCCGGCTGCTCATCGTCACAGCGCTGGCAACGAAGGGAATAGCTACTGACGAAGAGGCAAATTTATTGGTCTGCTGTGTCATTCTTCTGCCCTCCGCGTGAAATGAAGTCCCCCACAGCCCACTCGGTAAAGCTGTGGTTCACCTGCGCCCACCCACCGGGTACTCTTACGGCATAGCAATACGCAACCTCAGCTTTACCACCATGAACCGGTAACGCCCGAAGTTGCGAACGCTGATAATTTGCGGTTAAATTGCTCATGCGGATTTCTCCATACACATAGATTTATCTGCCACGACGCCCGGAGCTGCACACTCGCGGGCGTCACCCTCTCCAAATAACATCTCTGTCACGACCATGATTTCTGCGACTAACGCCTGCACGCGATAGCCCTTCGCTTTCATCTGCTTACTTTCATCACGATCAAGAACACCATCCGCTGTTGATTCATTGTGAAAACGAGCAAAGCGCCCCAGAGCTGACAGCAGATCGTTGAATTTGGTGAGCAGCTCTTCGTTACCCATCTGCTCAATTTCCGGCAACTTCACAAAAACACCGTTAGAGTGATGAGCAACCGCATCAGCGATATGACTAGCACCACCAGCACGCTGCAAAACAAGCGCCCAGTTAAGAGGGAAAGTTTGATCCCCCCCGGTGCGCAGGCGGTTGAACAACGCGTTTTCAGTGGTACCTAACCATTCCGCTGCTTCGACATATCCGCCTGGCAACTCGGTGATCGTTTTCTTGATTGCAGCCACGAGCCATGCTGGCTGTTTATCTACTTTCCATTCTGGTTCGTTACCCACTGCTTCCCCCTTTTTACTGTGGTTTTCATTAAGCGGCTGTCTGGTTACTCTTGCGATACAGAGCCGCGTTGTACTTAAGTTTTCCTTTGGTGACTCTTTCAATCACAAAAGCCTGTTTTTCTGGAATGATTTCTCCCCATCGACAAACTGCTGGGTGGGAAATGCCTAAGACATTGGCTGTTTTGGCAACCCCACCGAAGTGCTCTATGACTTCAGATTTACGCATGACTCCTCCTGGTAATTGGATAAAACAAAGGTAACAAAAGGTACATCAAATAGCAAACAACAGTTACCTGCAAAATAGGTAACATTGGTTACATGAAAACAGAGATGAAAGACCGAATTCGTTCACGTCGAGTCCAACTCGACATCACTCAACAAACTCTTGCCAAAAAGCTTGGGGTTAGTCGCGTATCTGTAACGAAATGGGAGAACGGAACAACAAAGCCGGATGGTGAAAACTTACATCAGCTTGCTGTCGCACTTCAGGTAACCCCGGAATGGATTCTCTATGGTAAAGGAGATTCTGAAGTTGACGATATCAAGGTGGTCCCCTTCCTCAAGCCGCCAACAGCAGTACCGATTATTTCAGCAGTCCAGGCTGGCTTGTGGACAGACACCTGTGCAAGTCCAAGGCTTACCGACGTGATTTCTTGGACACAGACAACGGCGGATGTTTCTGATGAAGTTTTTGGGCTAGTAGTTCGTGGAGAGTCAATGACAAATCCTCATGGTTTGCCATCAATCCCCGAGGGATCAATAGTGATTGTTGAGCCTCACTTCGGGCAAATTGACGATCTTTATGGAAAGGTCGTTGTTGCTATGCTCGAAGGGTCAGCTGAGGCTACCGTAAAAAAACTTGTATGGGACAGTCCCTTCGCCTATCTCATGCCCCTGAACCCGGCCTTTAAGCCCATACAGATAGACGGCAATTGCAGAATTGTAGGCAAAGTCGTCCAAATTACTCAGAATATTTAATCCCTTCATATGTAGCCAAAGGTACTCTTTGGCTATTTTTTGTCCCTATCGGTAACTAAAGGTACCATTAGCACTTGACCTCAAAGGTAACTAAAGGTACATTTCTTTCATCAACAGCGAACAGGCAGGACGCCCACGAAGTAGCCGCCGGTGGCATACGAATAACCGGATGATTCGCCTGAATGAAATGGAGGCAGTCAGTGGATAAGAGTACAGAAGCGCTATTAGAGAAGATTGCAGGCTTAGAGCAAGCGGCAAAACGAGGGTTGCAGATTAACGAAGAACTCCAAGAGCCATTAGCGAAAGGACAGGTCATATCCGTTGATTACTGCAACGCAACGTTAAAAAGCTGTGCTCTGTTTCGTAAGTGGTTTAGCGAGTACGCCGGATCATAAGAATTGATTGCTGTTCAGACATGCCAAAACCCTGAACGTAAACATCAATATCTTCATCCTCGGTCTCATTAAAAAATGTTTCACCTCCGAGACAATGGAGATCACCGGATATGACGTGCCCTTTCTCGACATCATATCCCCCGAGAAGCTCTGCGACCGTGAATTCCCCCATGGAGTCACGGATAACGATATAACCGATGCGGTGCTCATGATGAACGACGACTCCGCGCATGTTGTTTCCTTCTTGACTGTGTGAGAGCACCAAGATACCACCACATCTGACGTGGTTAAAAGCAGGCCAAAGCAATAAGAAGTACATCCCTGTTCTGGCGGCCCGTTCTACTCCGTTAGCGCAAATGAGGCTGCGCCGAACCTGCCACCTGCATCAGCACGCCTTATGCGAGAAGTCACCACTAGGCTTGATGTGACCTTTGTTGTTCTGATGGAAGTCATAGAACAGAAACCGGCAATCTTGGCTGATAATCAGCTGCTGCGCGGGGAGAAGGCATAATAAAGACTAACTCAGCGGCGGTAATTGTGTGCACTAAATGAACGTAGGTGAAATTAGTCAGCGCTGGATGAAGCAGTTTAATTTGCCGTTAGAGCGCAATGTGCAGCTCTGTGGCGTCGCCCCTGATGTACAAAATACCGACTGGTCAGGATTCTACGGTCCACGTGGTGGCTTGAGCTCGCCAGGAGTTGATGAGGTGATTGAATGGGCTGAAACAGGACGAGGTGAAAAGGTCTACGACCTGATTAAGGCGAGCCTCGATACTGAGGTGTGTTCATCCTGTTATGGGCTTTGCGAATAGTAAACATTTTGTTGCATACTTAACCCAACAATCTCTACACATTACACCAAGAGGGTGACATGTCATTTTCAAGTAGCAAGGTAGCAAAGTCTTTAACAATTTTAACACCAATTGTGATGTCGATTACGTTGGGAATTTTAACGAGCACATTAAAGTTAGATGTCAATGACAGAGCCGAGTCTATTTTTAAAGTCATAACGCCCAAAGATAGTGATATTAAAACAGAGGCCCTGGCTAAGGACATTGTATCTTACAAAGATGAAGTCACTCAGTTAAAAAGCACATTAATAGCTTTAAAAAACACATCAACACTAACACCTGAAAATATAAGGATTGAAACACTTGAATCGAAGATAAACATCCTGGAATCCAAAGTTAATGCTTTGAACGATATTCTGGGCGCAAATCCGGAAAAAAGCCTTGCCCTACCACTAATGAAAAAAGATATTGATTCTCTTGGCTCTACGATAAAGGCCGCAAGTGATTACTCAGATAAACAGCTTGAACGGTTCATGAACTTGTTTTATTGGATTATTGGAGTTTTAGCACTCGGCATTATAAGTATTGCCATAGCTTTGTTATTCGGATTAAGAAAAGCTAATTAATGAATTTACTACCGGGTGCAGCCGGTTTGGAGAAATTTATGCTGAGCCTCGATTGTGTTCCCATCTCAACTTATTGCAAAGAGACAGGCGAAACTCCTGATGCGATCAACAAGCGTGTACAGCGTGGTGTGTGGCGTGAAGGTGTTCAGGTGCTGAAAGTCGAAGGCGTTAAGGAGAGATGGATAGATCTTAGTGAGGTTGCAAAATGGGCTCGACAGAATCGCCTAAACTCCCACGCGGCGTGACCGTCAGGAAACACAGCAGCGGCGAAACCATCAATATAACGTTCACATACAAAGGGGTGAAATGCAGGGAACCCCTTTCAAATCTTGAAGTGAACAATAAAAACGTTAAATATGCCGAGCGCACGCTCGGCGAAATCCACAATAAAATAGAGCGTGGAACATTTATCTATGCTGAGTATTTCCCTCGATCGGCGCGGCTGAAAATTTTCGGCAATGCTGCGACCGGGAAAACAGTGAAAATGTATCTCGATGAATACCTGAAGATCTGCGAAACGAGGAGTCTTTCACCCTCCACCATTGGCGGGTATAAAAAATGCCGAAGCGCATTAGCCTCTCTGCATATTCTTCCGGCCAGTGAGTTAACACCCGCAGTATTAAAGCAGTGGATCCAAAGCCAGAAAACAACACTTAAAACCATCAGAAACCAGCTTTCCTTTCTGCGATCGTCGCTGGATGAAGCTGTAACTGATGGAGTGCTTCAAATTAATCCCGTTTCACTGGTTACGGCATCGAGATATCAAAGCAATAAAAGCGAGGCAGAAAGTAGTTATATTGTCGATCCGCTGTCACCGGCTGAGGTGGGAGCGCTGTTAAGCTCAACAGGCAATAAACAGTGGGAGAACTTATTCAGGTTTGCGATCCAGACAGGGCTACGCAGCTCAGAACTATGTGCGCTCCGTTGGAGGGATATTGATTTCGTTGAGAAGACGGCACATGTACAAAATGCCAGCGTGTCAGGCGTGACGAAAGGGACGAAAACAAAGGCGGGTACGCGCAAGGTAGAGTTAACTGAAGAGGCAATGATCGCGCTCAACGCTCAAAAGCCATTCAGCTTCATGAAGGATGGTTGCGTCTTTGAGGATCCGAAGACAAACAAACCATGGGCAAGCGCGGATGCCATCAGGAAAAAAGCGTGGGTGCCAACGCTACGAAAAACAGGCATCAGATACCGAAACCCATATCAAACAAGACACACATTCGCGACCAGGCATATTAGTCAAGGAGTAAACTTATTCTGGTTAGCGGGTCAAATGGGGCACAAGGGGCCTGAGATGCTCTTTCGACATTATGGGGCCTATCTTAAAGAATATGATAACAAAACATCAATTAACACATTGAAATGTAAGTCAGTTTAAAGAATAATTCCTCCTCGGCAAGAGAGGAGGTTTTTTCGAATGACTATTGACAGATGGATAGCGTTGGGTGCTTGTATAGCTGCATTTTTTTCTGCAATAGCAGCATGTTTAGTAGTGTGGCAGTCAAGCCTACAACGTAAGCTGGCATATAAACCGCAGATTATTCTCAAACCGCTATCATTCAAATATCAGATAAGCACTGTAAAAACAGATATATTTAACAAAATAATCTTTCTTGATACTGACAATACAATTCCACACAAAACTGATTGTTTAGTTAATATTGGATTAGGCACGGCTGTCGATTTGTCGATTAATTGGGAGTATGATTCCAAGAAATTAGCCACTCTATTGAATGAAGCTTTTAATAAAGAAGCGAAAGGCAAAAAATTAACGGTGTACAATAATGCGATTAGTTTAGATGTACCAACAAATGATTTTGATAGATATAGCTACAGCCGCGAAAACAATAGTGATAAGATAGATTATGTACTTCCCTATAATCAAATTAAAAACCCAGTCCATGTTATAATACCACATACCTACTTCTCTCTTAACTGTGCATTATTAATATATTCATTAAAATTTTTATCAACAATGCAAAAATCCACATCAATAATAACACTCCATATAAAATATCTAGATATCGGTGGGGTGCAGTATAATCATGAATATGAAGTCAAAACCTCTTATCACTACTCTCAATGTGATGGTGGGAATACGACAATGTTTGGTCAAATTACGTTCACAAAGAAACATCATAGATTGACTATGACAGGACTGACAAAGATCCGTAAAAGCTACGCAGATTTTATGAACGAGCATGATTTCAATAAAAACAGATAGTTAATTGCATTCGGATGCGGGTTCAACTCCCGCCAGCTCCACCACTTTTTAGTTGTTTGAAGTACAATGAAGTCTACTAAGCCCGCACAGCACAAGCTCTGCGGGCTTTTTTACGTCTATTGTCGTCCAGTGAGAATTGCTGAGAACTACGAGTTATGGCACCCTGAATGGGACCCACTAAGAAGGGTCCAAAAATCGAGGGTCCCAAATGGCAAAAATCGCTAAGAAGCTCACTGACACTGAAATCAAAAGCACTAAGCCAGCCGATAAAGAAATCAACTTATTTGACGGCGATGGTTTGATTCTACGAATCGCTCCTTTGGCAAAAGGAGGCAAGAAAAATTGGTATTTCAGGTATGCAGTACCAGTGAGCAAGAAAAGAACCAAAATGAGCCTTGGGACATATCCTCACCTTACCCTTGCAAGAGCCAGAGCCTTACGAGACGAATATCTCTCCTTTCTGGCAAATGGTGTTGATCCCCAAGTCCATAACAACGATAAGGCGAAGGCATTAAAGAGTGCTACTGAGCACACTCTCAAAGCCGTAGCACGGAAATGGTTAGATGAGAAGGTAAAGACCTCAGGTATCTCACAAGACCATGCAGCAGACATCTGGCGCAGCTTAGAGAGAAATGTCTTTCCTGGTCTGGGTAATGTCCCTATCAATGAGATCCGACCTAAGCTCTTAAAACAACACCTTGATCCTATTGAGCATCGAGGCGTATTGGAAACTCTACGCCGCATCATTTCCCGTCTGAATGAAATCTTCCGTTGGGCAGCCACTGAAGAACTTATTGAGTTCAACCCAGCTGACAACCTTGGCCAAAGATTCAGTAAACCCAAAAAGCAAAATATGCCTGCCCTTCCCCAAAGCGAATTGCCAAGGTTTATGGAATCTTTGACGAATGCGTCAATCCGGTTGGAAACACGTATGCTAATTGAATGGCAATTGTTGACATGGGTTCGTCCGGGTGAAGCCGTTCGCGCAAGGTGGTCTGATATTGATACAACCAACAGCATTTGGAACATTCCTGCTGATTTCATGAAAATGAAAAAGCCTCACAAAGTTCCTTTAAGTAAAGAAGCTTTGCGCATCCTTGAATTAATGAAATCAATAAGTGGGCATAGAGAATGGGTTTTCCCCAGCATTAAAGCGCCGCTTAATCATATGCATGAACAAACCGCCAATGCAGCTATCATCCGAATGGGATTTGGAGGTGAGCTTGTAGCTCACGGTATGCGTTCTATTGCAAGAACAGCGGCAGAAGAATCCGGTAAGTTCAGATCTGAAGTTCTTGAGGCAGCACTTGCTCACTCTAAAAAAGATGAAATTATCGCAGCATACAATCGTGCAGAATATCTGATAGAGCGACAGAATTTGATGCAATGGTGGAGTGATTACGTTCAAGCTCAAAGATTCAAAGCTTCTGCTGCTTAAGACGAGAAGCCCCCTAGAAAATTAAGGCTATATAATCCGTACTACTATGCTAAGAATTATTACTACGGATATGATATTAAAGTTGCGGAGTGATCTTGTATGGATAACCTTTTTGAGTTTTATGACCTGTTTCAGATATCATATATAAATGTTTCTTTGCACGCGATGCAATAACATACAATAGTCTACGAGCAACATAATTTTGATGCTCTGCACTACATTCTATAATATCATTCCAGTTCGGTATTTTTCCGTTCAATAAACCCGTGCAAATAACAACCTCATACTCATCACCTTTCGTAGAATGACAAGTGGTTATTTTTACCCCGCTTTTAAAATTAAAAAAAGAGTGAAGATCATTTGCTTTATAGTTCATTTTATATTTATCCATTCTTTTTTTAGTGGCATTAACTAAAGAAACCATTTCCTTATAGGGATAACTATCATTACTCATATCTAATTCTATAAAATCACAGAAGCGTGTGATGAGTTCGTTTAACCAAATCTCAATATGACAATCATAATTTAATGAAAATGCTATTTTATTTACTTCTTTTAATATTCTTTTAGGCGATTCTGATTCTATATTTGGAGCTAACATTTTTAGCTCCACTAATAAATCACGAAATAATTTTTGTCTAACGATGTAATTAGATGGGTTTCTTTTAATTAAAATAAGCTTGATAAGATTAAGCCACAAGTTTTCATTGTTTTTAGGTATTGGTGATATCATAACTCCGTCGATTTCAATCTCAGGATTTGAAGATATAATCTCATTCGATAGTTTTATTACATCAAACCAGCTTGGACACAACACAGCAATCTCACCTGGATGAATGCCTTGTTCCAAATGAGTTTTAATTATACCAGCTACATAAATAGAAAGTTGTGTTATATCAACATTCCTTTCTTTTAGTATCACAGAAGGAAATTCTTTAATTTCTGAAACTGAATTTATATGATAAACATCATCCTTGTACTTTTTGTAAAAATCAATAATTAATTGACTACTACGAAAACAGCCTGTCAGCCTCATTTCAGTCAATTCTTTAAGGTCAAAATAATCTTGTAGTTGATTCTTATTTTTTACAACTGCTCCCAATCCTGTATATATAGCTTGTTCTTTATCCCCAATAAAGGTAACCACAGTATTTTTCTTTGATACTATTAACCTTAAGATCTCATACTGTACAAGAGAAGTATCTTGATACTCATCGACTAAAATATATCCCATAAGTAAAGATAAACGTTCACAAAGTACATCATATTTTGATAATAAATTACATGTTAAATTCAAAATAAGATCGAAGTCGATTAATCTGTTCTCATATAAATACGCATGATATGCTTTCACTACATTATACTCAGGAATATCACGACAATATATGGGTGTAAAATTGAAATCTAAAATTGTATCAATTTTATCATAAGGGGATAAATCATATTGTTCCTTTAAATCATTTAATAGAAACTCTTTTTCGTGCTCATCAATTATATTAAAGCCTTTACAAAGCCTAGGAATTCTATCTATGTTGGGTTTTATAATCCAATTTAGACAAAAGCTATGTATAGTGCCAATCCATAATGAATCACTATTTATACCAAATGACATTATTCTTTCAAGAATGGTATCTGCTGCAACATTAGTATATGTCAGGGCTACTACTTTTTTCTTACCTATACCTAAAAATTCTTTGTTTTCCAAAATATAACAAAGTTTAGAGACTAATGTTTTAGTTTTACCTGATCCTGGACATGCTGTTAATAATAAATTATCGTTAAATTCTACAGCATCCATTTGCTCTGAAGTTAAGTTTCTATATGGCATAAATTATAGCTCCAATAATCTTACAAAGCTATCATTGAAGTGTTTCTTATATTCCGTCATTTTGCTTGTAAAACTATTTACTTCATTTATGCAATCAAATTCTTTAGCTCCCATCAAAGACATATTATAATCAAGCATTTTTTGATATATTAGTTCGACGTTTCTATCACGAATGACAAACTTAATAGCCTGTAATATATAATCAGGAACACGGTTATCAACACTAAGGTGTTCTATCATTTCTGTAGCTAACCAGCCCTTACCTATTTTTTTTGCAAACTTTAGAACCCTTCGATATCGAATCCTGTGGTCTGATGAATTTACATCAGATTCAGCTTTTTTAAAATAGGCGTCCTTTTCGTAATTAGTCCTCATCACTTTAATAAACAAGTCTTTGTTATCATCATATCGAACCAGTTCTGTTTCAAAGGTATTTTCAGCATAATATACCGAAACAAATTCATTACCTTCGATATAACTGTCTAATTCATTTTTTCTTCGTAAACCATCATCTTCAGCAGCCTCTAAAGATTGAACGAACTTATCATCAAACTCATCGTCAGCGACACTAACATAAGCCGAATCAAGATCTGTCAGAATAGCACACTTTCTTTTCAAACGTTTTTCGTGAAAAAGATTAGAAACATGTTTGAAAACAGTTCCATCCACTTTAATGAGACTTATCCCTAACTCATCTAAGCTAATACCCAAAGTTTCTTTTATCATTGCGGGTATAAGAATAAGCTCAGCATCACCTTCTACGAGAATGACACTTTTAGCGAATAATAGATCACTTCGAATGGCATCAAGGTACCGCTCTATAGAAGAAATCTCTTTCGGTGTTAAGCCCAGTGAGGGATGGTATACATCAGTGTAGCCACATTGGCGAGCTAATATATTCATTGAAGATATCTTAGATACAGAGCTGATTTGTGTCGAATGCGTTGATACAAATACTTGTGTGTTTTTAAAATTAAAATTATCGAAAAGTGTCTTCTGAATATGATTATGAATATGTGCTTCTGGCTCTTCAATCAACAAAAAATGTGTTATATGTTCTTCGCTATCCCTAATTTCTTCATATTCATATAGTTTTAAAGCAAGATAAATCAAATTTGCACCACCAAGACTCAAATCATCGATTCTACCCGAACCATCATAGTCTAAAGAATCCTCAACCACCAATCCAAGTGATTGAATTAGTTCAGTAAAATCTTCAGGTAGTTGCGATGAAACTAATATCTTAGGTGAATAGGTTGAACCTACCGTGTTGAGTAAAGATGTAGATATTTTATTACTTAGTCTTTCAATTTCTGGTATAGATGAGATTTTTTCATTAATTTCTTTTACATTATCAACAATATCTTTTCTGTCATCTATTTGTTTACTTTTCAAGGTAAGTAATTTATAGAGAGGGTTGGTCTTATAATATTTTAAATCTGCAACCACATTTCTAAGCGCTTTGACATATGTACAAGCAACCTCACTACCCAAGGCGAAATATGGCGGTTTTTTTACACCTATCACCGCTGCATCATCTTCCTTTGGATTTGAGAAAATATAATTACTGAAATCACCAACTACTTTTATATACGTTTCGTCATCATTGAAATCAATTTTTGTTCTAACAAATGCAATTGCCTCGTATGTTTCTTTAGATATTATATGATTTGATTTTAATTCTTCAAAGGCATCCTTTCTGGATTGGATACTCCCATAATCGGACGTTAATTCAAACAACTTTTGTCGAATATGGTATCTTGGGCGATATATAAATGTATAGTTCCCTTCTTTAGTACTCTTTTCATTACCATCATTTATTGTATAGTTTGCGATCACCTGTTCTTCTTCAGACTCACTTAAGTCATCAAAATATAATGTAATAACGATCCAGTGCCCGAAAGGTTCATTTAGCCCATGATAAAAATCTTCATTCAATAGTATTCGTGAATTCATTGGAAGAGAATCATCCAGAATCAATCGCATGGCATTGAATAAATTGGTTTTACCTGAGGCGTTTTCGCCAATGATTGTATTAACGGAATCTTTAACAAAATAGAAATTCGAGCTTCGAAAGTTTTTATAATTTCTGATGGATAATTTCTTAATATACATAGTAATAGACCAACCCTTTTCAAAAATTTTATTGCTTACAACATTACTCTATATTCAACATAATTAGCGGGCCAAAATATTTAACGAGTTCAATAATTGAGTATCCAGTGTTTCAGTTGCAGGTGTTGGTAGTCCGTTCGCAATACGATAATTTTTTATTGATTGCCTTGTGGAAGGACCCATTATGCCGTCAATATTCCCGTTGTAATAACCTTTGTCCAGCAAAGCGAATTGAACCCGCATGATTAAGCGCTTACGCTTCTCTGTACCAGAAGTCAACCCATTACTTGCACGGTTAGCTTCTGTCGTTCCAACTGAATTCGTAGTAGTAGAGTTATTATTGTCGTTAGAACGAAGCGAACGCACAGATGGAGAGGACGATGAGGAACTTGTTCCTGAACTTGAAGACCCCGATGAGCTTGGTGAGCTGTATGTTTTTGGATAATAAGGAGTGCTGCCACCATAGTACCCGCCACCTGATGATGATCGGTGAGAACTATGGCTCCGGTGGGAGCTATGACTGCGATGCCCTGCAATGTAGAATGGAACTTCGGTGTTAAGTGGTGCTATCACTAAATCATGTTCATTAAGAGTCATACCAGGCAAATCACTTGCTCCGGTAGATGAATCACTTGCCCATACAGAATTATTAAGTGCCAAAAATCCCGGAAGTAGAGCAGCAAAATTAAATTTTTTCATAAAATTGGTCTCGGTGGTTGATGAAAACGGCCTGTTGAGGAACTGAAATAACCAGCACAGGAAGACTTCTGAGTGCATTCATCACATTCTTTAGGATAGTAATTTTTCCAATCAGAGATCGACTGAGCAGCAAGCTCCCAGGCTCTTTCAGGAAGATGACACAAAGGATAATTAAAAATTGTTAGAGGTATACCTGACCTGTGTGCAGCGTCTATAGCGGAGGTTATTTTCTCACTATAGCTGCTGTGTTCAATGAAGATTGTTGACCAGTTTTTTCGCGCCCAACCGATAGATTCCAGCCCCATAAGGGAAATCTGATTAATGTTGGAGAACACTCGGCCAACGAACTCTACAATATCATCCAATTCTGTATAGTTAGCCAGTGTCGGAATAACTCTAAGTTCGATATTAATCCCTGAGTTTCCTGCATTGATTAACCCCTTAACCGTTTCATTAAATGCGCCATCACTCCCTACCAGATGATCATGCACAAGTGGTCTTGATGAGTAGAGCGGGATACCAAAGGTGATTTTGATCTTTTTGCTTCGCTTTGCCATTTCCTGAGTAAAGTTGATATCAGCAAATTTGCGTCCGTTTGTTAAAACATGCAAAGCAGTATCTGGTGAATTCTCGATGATAAAATCAATGAAGTGAAGGAAATCATCTCCATACAGCAAAGGTTCTCCACCACTGACCCCAACAACTCCATCCAAACCAAATGAAGCTATAGCAAGAGCTGATTGGGTAAGTAGCCAGTCATCATTTGATTTCTTTGGTGGCTGCGAACAAAACAGACACAAGTTATTGCAGCGTTCCGTTACTAAGACAGTATTATGATTGGCTCTGCGGGATAGAATTACGCGTATCATATTGCCATTGTTGATTATCCCAATATCTCCATCTTCAATTGACTCATATAATTCAGTGCTAATAACAGAGAAATCAAAGCATGGTTGAATGGCATCATTATTGCCTTCAGCAACTACAAGTAAATTGGGCAAAAAGAATAAAGGGTTCATTGGTTTTTGTTTGCATAACCGATAGAACCCCGTGGGCACATTCTTTTTTGAAGCAAAATGAAAGATATCGTTCCTAATAACCTCAGACATATGCCCATCCTTTTAGCATCTCAGCCTTCGGACCACCTTCTGAGATGCAGTTCATCAGATACCTGAACATCCCCTTGTGATACTGACAAAACGTTGAACGACTCCTATCACCAACAGGCTCACCCTGTACACTTATGTTCTGGCATGGATCTGCACCGCAAAATGGTTGATATGCACATGTATCACAACCTGGCAGAGCAAAATTGAACGATGAACTCAACACTGCGTTATAGTAAGGACTCTTAGAAAATGATAGCGTTTTAACCTCACCCGCACTGAACTCCGTTTCAGGGTTCACCTTCTGCAACATACGGCTCTCATCGCTACCATATACTCGACCGTCATAATTGAAAAGAATACTGTTAAGCACGACCCCGCTTGGCGACTTTAAATCCGCATAACCACTAAAGCCGGGATTGAAGATCCTTTTCAGATGAATGGAGGCCGAATGTTCCACAACCCTTATCCCTTCATTATTCATCTTAAGGATTTCATCTATCAACGAGGCATAGAAACTGAAGTATTCCTCCATAGAAAATGTGAACGATGCTTTTTGTGCAAACCCATAGGGACTAACAGGTCGGATAAACATGTCCTTGAGGCCAAGAGACAAGTGAGCCTGGACAATTGATTCAGGATGCCTAATGAGATCTTTAGTAACTGTAGTAACCGTTGCAACGCGACCAGCGCCTAAAGACCGTTTGATAGCCTCTACCCCTGACACTGTTCTACTGTAAGCAAGCCCATGACCAAGAATTCGATTACTGTTGTGAACAACTTCCTCACCATCAAGCGAAACAGAGAACGTTATGTTCCTATCTCTCGTCCATTCAAGCATATCCTCATTCAAGACAGACAGGCTTGATGCTACAACCATCTCAAAATCGGTGCTTCCCAGCGTTTCAGCACATTGCTCATAGATAGATTGAATTAAATCGAACCGCAAGAGTGGCTCTCCACCCTGTATCTCTATCTTGTAAGGTGGTGTCGATAGTTTTTTGATAGTTGAAATGATATCAGGGATGAGAGCGGGATCTAGATCATAACCAGAGGCGTTCACGGAAGCTCTACTGACCTGACAATACTTGCAGGTATGGTCGCAACGTAATGTGGGCACAATCATGAAAATTGGCCTGACCGCCAGTTCATTCATCAATCGTTTTGCAAAAGCAGAACTTAAAGCATAGGGAGTTATAGCCGATGAGATTTCGTTAGTTATAAATAGCTTGCTTTCGAGTGCGTTTGATTGTTCCGCATTGATTTGCTCATCAGAAAGATCAAGCAGCTCTTGCTCATCAATGAAGTGATGAAAACCAGCGAGATTGCTTATAAACACCTGTCCATTAGGCAATCTGTCAAAATTGAATGGCATCAATTCCATTACGAAAGCCTTTCATCGACACTGCGAAGCACTTTATGGACAATAGAATCTCTCAACGCCCCTGTTTTATGCTGTAGTTTTTCTCGCAAAGTGTAATCATTCAGCAGCCTCTCGAATTCATAGAGGCATTCGGGACTATCGTTTTCAAAAGAGATTGTCCAGGAGGATATATCTTCACAAAGCTTCCATTGAGTAAGAGAAGTCATCCAATACAGGCTATTGCGTATAACCCATTCAGAATAAACATCTTTTTTAAACATCCTTTCGCACATTGCCATTGCCTCACAAAACTAATAATCACAATCAGCAACCGCTTTAAAGCGGATTTTTCCTATGGAAATAAGGATACACCATTTTATTAACATGTTACAGGATGTTAGCATCAGAATGGCGATTCCGAAAAATGATGCTGCTTATCCTATGATAATCAATAATGTTTTCTGATTTTCATATGCCGCTTGAACCGGCAAACAGCTAAGAAGCTAAGAAGCTAAGAAGCTAGCATGACGTTAAAACGTGATCTTGACCCGCCATCTCCGGACAGCTTTTGTATCTTAAATTAACGATGCCCGCTGCCGCCGGTATTCTCTCGGAGAGTGATATCCCAGCGCGCTGTGCGGGTGATTTTCATTGTAATGCGTGA